AATTGATGGTATTCCTTATACATACATAACTAATATCATTGATGCTGCGGCAAATGACCCTGTGTTCTCAACAACAACCGATGAGTATGGAAATACTTATATTTTATTTGGAGACAATACCGCTGGCCGTATTCCCCCTATTAACTCAGAAATAACTTTCGTATATCGGGTTGGAAGCGGTGCAGCTGGGAATGTTGCAGCAGGCTCTATTACTAAAATTATAAACTTAACTACTGCTGGATTAAATGTATCTCAATCAACAGCCTCTTTTGGTGGCGCTGACCAAGAGATAACAGATTCAATCCGAGTCAACGCTCCAAAAAAGATTGCTACTCTTAATAGAATTGTAACCCTACAAGATTATGCAAACTATGTAACAGCCAACGTTAGTGGTGTAGATAAAGCAAATGCTGTAGCCACTTCTTATAACAGCGTGGTTTTATATTGCGCCCAGCAAGGAGACCCTGGAACATCTGGTGGAGCTTTTACCAGCGCTTTCTCAAGCCTTCAAACAAAAGTTGCTTACTCTCTTTCTCAAGTAACTCCTCCTACTACAACTGTTACCATTTTGCCTCCATCATATGTTGCTGTAGATGTTACGGTAAACATAACAATCAATCCAAAAAGACGACAGTCATCTACTCAAACCGCGGTTAATACTGCGATTGCAAGCCTATTGTATTTTGTTAATACAAGTTTTGGTCAAACTATAAGAGCAGATGAGTTGCGAAATGCAATCTCAATGGTAGATGGCGTCGATACTTATAGCATCAGTCTTTTTAATAAAACTGGTAGCACAGGAGTTGCAGACTTGACGTTTGCATTTTATGAGATTCCAGCACAAGGAACTATTACCGTAATTCCTAGCGGTGGAATTATTTAATAAGGAGAAGAAATGCCAACATATGCATCATACCCCGCTAGCATCGTCACTACGTTTACTACAAAACAGAACAACGTAGACCTGATTGATGCTTCCGACCCTAACTCTGTTCAAGCTGAAGTTTTAGCTTTAGAAACTACCATAGGTATTACTCCAAACATTTCTGGAAAGTTTGGAAAGAATGCTTTAAATAATTTCTTAACTTTAACTACTGCTGGCTCAAGCACCCCAGATATAACAACGTATATCTATGCAGGATTAACTACATTCAGTACGGTCTCTGACCGCATTACTAACGTTGAGGGATTAGCTAACTATGCTGTAAGTCAAGCAAGTACTATTCCTACATTAACTTCTCTTGTGTCTACTCATGATTCATTAATCAATAATAATCAAGCCATTGCGGTGATGGGCGGATATTAATAGATGGCACGTTACGGGGTCGACTATTACGGTCGCGCATATTACGGAAACATAGCTCTTGCAGACTATGATGCTGCTCCGTTTAATGCGACTGCCATTGACTATGGAAAAATCCATGTGACATGGGCTACCCCAGCAGGTAACTGGACAGGTATTCGTTTACTGCGTAATAGCTATGGGTTTCCGCAAACCGCCGATGATGGAACGGTTCTTGTAGACCAAGTTCGAGGCAACACCGCAGCAGCTACCCCTGTTGATTTTTACGACCCAGTGGGAGTAGGTCAATCAATTTCACCTAGAGTTGATAATGAGGTTCACAATAAAAAAAGAGAAATTGTTAGTTGGAGTGCTGCTGGAGGTATTCTAAATATAGAAGTGGTTGATGGTGCTTACCTTGTTTCAGGTACATCTGTATCTGTTTTTGGAGGTACCGCAGTAGACGGCACTTACATTATTAACAGTGTATATTTAACACAACCTACTCAAACACGTCCCGTTATCTTTCCTCAAACTTATACTATTGAAGTTTTATACAGTGGTTCCTCTGGAAGCGGTACAGGCGGGTACCTTCTCATAAATCAATTAGAGCAAGAACATTTTTATTACTATTCTATTTTTGTTAAAACTTTATCAAATCCAGTTTACGTAATCGATGTAGTCTCTAACGGTAACGGTACAGTAACCTATACAACTGCTGGAGCTCACACGTTTTTAACGGGAGATTTAGTAGGTGTAAATGGTGTCTTTCCAATTACGTACAACATTTCTGGTTATCAAGTAATTGCTAGAACTACTAATACTTTTACCGTTGTTTCTGGAGCTACTGGGACTGCAACAATTAGCCCAAACTCTATTGCGGGTCTCAATACTCAATGGGTTAGAGCTGGAAATGCGGTAGGTCTTTCTGTTAAAGACTACGGTACTCAAGCCCTTATGTATGACTACCTTCCAGATATCTATAAAGTAGTAGACACTACTCAAAGTATTGAGAATCAAGAAAATCCTACGCTTCGTAGTTTCTTGGCTTTATTTGGTTTTTACTATGACCTTCTTAAAACATATGCAACCTTAGCTGCTACTAGATACGACATGAAGCATGTTGCTGGGCAGCTATTACCAGCAGCTCTTCAAGAGTTTAAATTTATTTATGAACCAGAACTTGGATTTAAGAGAATGCGTTCTTTACTATCTAATGCCACGCACCTCTACCAATCTAAAGGAAGTTTATTGGGAACCAAAGATTACATTAAAGCTTTTACTGGATTAGAGTCCACAATTATTCAAGGTAAAAATTTAATGTTGGATAATGACAGTAGTTCTTTTGAGTTGGGCGTGGGAAATTGGAAAGCAACTAACGCAACAATCAAATCTGGTGTTGCTGCTTATATAAATAACTGGGTTACTACAGGAACAACATTAACTTTAACTCTAACCTATCCCTCAACATCTCCATATTCATTTACAAATGGGAATGCAATTCGTATTTTGGGGTCCAACGGTTTAGATAATATCTATAGTTCTAGCGTAACTGTCTCCTCCACTACTAACACTTTATACGGTGTTACTACTACTACTATTTCTACACCTTCTAATGTGGCAGCAAGTACTGGCTCTGGTGGTTATGTTTACCCTTATTCATTCCTGCCATACCTTGAAGGAAGCAATCCAGCTAATATCGATAACACTCGTCTTGGTGTTGGCATCATTAAATGTACAAACGCGGGGACCGTAACAGCTAGATGCGCAGACTCTACCTCTCCTTTAACTACTGGAGTACCTGTTAGCGCAAGCACAAACTACACATTTAGCGTTAAGATGCTATCAGCATCAACTACGCGTTCAGTTACTTTATATATTGATTGGTACGACTACAGAGGCAACTTACTCAGCACTGTTACTGGAACCCCATCTACCACCAGCAATGTCAACTGGTCTAGCATCTCTGTTAGTGGGGCTTCAAACCCATTGGCTTACTTTGCAATAGGAAGAGTAGCTATAGCAAGCGCTGCGCTCAATGAGGTTCACTATATTGATGCGGTTCAATTTGAACAAGGCTCTTCTGCAACTTATTACCAAGATGCAAGACAACTTCAAATCTATGTGCTTGCTGATAGAGTCAATGAGTTAAAAAATCCAAATTTTGACTTTGGCTCTACCAACCCTTGGAGTGTAACGAACGCAACCCTAGATGTAGCTGTTGGTGAAGTTGTGAGCACAGGCTCAACTAACATTGCTAACAGTGCAAACTCAGGAGAAATCTACTCTACTGGAACATCTGATGTTGAACTTAGACACTGCGCTGTTGTGGATACTGCAAACTATATTTCTGTGCTTGCTGGTAATGCATACACATATAGCGGGTACTTTATTATGTCAGCAGACAACAACCCAACAGTAAATCAAAACATTGTTATGCAAATTGACTGGTATGACACAAATAAAGTATTTTTAGGAACATCTTCTAGCGCAACATGGGTAGTACCTTTAAACGCAACCCTTACATTTATCCGCCCATTTGTAACCGCTACTGCTCCTGAATCAGCAGCTTATGCAATTGCTAGAACTTCTTGGGCTTCCCCAACAGCAGCTGGTATCGGCCTTGTTTTTGACCAGATGCTGTTTGAAAAAAGTTCCTTTGTTCTTGAGTACTTTGATGGAAGCTATGGATACGCAGACCAAAACGATTTAAGATGGCAAGGAACCCCTGGAGCTAGTCGTAGCCATTACTACAGAAACCGTAATGCAACCTACGGGCGAGTAAAAAGTACCCTTAGCGACTACCTAATGGCGGGTACGAACTATGCAATTTACTACGCAGCGTTGTAGTATCTATCCATGGAAACCATCATCATTTGTGCGTTGTGTTCATCTTTTTTTCTAGCCATCTTTAACGAAGTAATTAGGCTTAGATGGTGGAAGGCTCCCCTTGCCGTAGCGTTATCTACCTGTGCTATCTACGTAGTAACGCCTCACGTTACTATTGCACATAAGGTTGTCCTAGTTTGTGCTACTTCGTTCCTTTCATTACTTTTGTTACTCATTGCCGATAGGCTCGCCACCCCGCTGTTTCCTCCAGTGTTGCCTCCTAAGCGGTAGGTGTATACACTGAGTCTCCCTTGGAAAGGAGACTCATGGACTCAGCATTTCTTTTCGTCGCTGGTAATGGTCAGACAAGTAAAAACAACATTGAAGCATTACTAAACGATTACATTGTTCCTTTAAAACAACAAAACATTAAGCCTGTCATTGTTCCGATAGTGCTCAACCGAGCATCGGAGGGACAGGTTATTGCAGCAAAGTTTGCTCGTGAAAAGGGTCTTGATTGCGTCGTATATACACCCGATGCATCTCGACTATCCGCGTTCCCTGCTGCAGATTTTCATGAAGCTAAAGAACCTCTCAAGGAGGCGTGCAAGCTTTACAAGGGCGCTACATCTAAGGTCTACGGATTCCTTTTGTGGGATGACGAAGACCAAGACTCAGCAGATGCCCTTGTCACCCTGAGCGCTAAAGGCATTGGGTGCTATGACCTGACCAATGGTCTGACCGACATTACCCCTGTGGCTGGATTAAAGCCCCCTAAGAAGCGGGCTGAGGCACCTGAGCAGGAACAACTCACACCCGAAGAGGAAGATGCCCCTGAGGACCCTGTAGAGGCCTCTGAAGAGTACTCAGCTGAAGAGGAAGTGCTCATGGAGACCATTTATGACGCCATCTACGAGATAGCAAAGTTGGCTATCAAGAGGGCGAGGAGAGACTCATGAGCCCAGCAGCCCTAGCCATCTACATCTACATGCTTGTCAAGGGCGAGGTTCTGGCAGCCGAGAAGATTGTTGAGCTCGGTGAAATCAAGTACGGGAAGCATGCTACTCGCACAGCCTTACGTGAACTTAAGACTTTAAATTTAATTTGGAGCAAGAGACAGCCACAAGCCAATGGACGATGGGCAACTATTCAAGGGTTTTCTTTACCCGACCGATGGCTATTAGATGGTCCTTTGCACCAAGACCCATCCAATGGGTTATACATACTGCTAGTAAGCTTATACAGCTTCTATAGCAGTAAAGCTAATATATCCAATATAGCTAATACGACTATATCTAGCAGTATAGCTAATACTCTTAATTCCTATGCATACCCGAAAATAAATTTCGGAGAAAAAGATAAAGATAAAAACATCATCAATATCGGAGGTAGCACCGTGAGCTTCGAGTTCTCGGCCGATGACTTGGAGTACGAAGAAGAAAAGGCTCAAGAAAAAGTCAAAGGTAAAGTTCAAAAGAATCAAGATTACAAAGACGATAAAGCGATACTAGACAAGAAGCGGAAAAAAGCGCGAAGCGAAAGGCCAATCTCGGATTGGGATACACTGGATGTTGCTAGAGAGTTTGCTAACAGGTTGCATAATCGTTTTGACCTGCCACCTTGGGAAATGTCTTCGACTCGTTTTGTTTACGCACTTAGTACTGCGCAAAAGAAACACACATCAACTCCTGAGTTGGAGTTAAAGATGATGGACCTGCATCTTGCTGAGCCTGCAATCCGAGGCATGAAAGACCCAACGGCTATTGCCATGCTCTTTGTTAAGAACTACGGTTCACTTCTTGAACGTGCTCGATACCAACATGTATCTCAAGAGAGTTGGGACGAGTACTATAGTGGCTTGGAGGGACGCAACAATGACCTACTCGATTGATAAGTTAACGCTTGGTCGTAAGTCATGGCTTAAGCTTGCAAACATTCCAGCAAAATTTATTGGATGGAAACTAGAAGACTGTGTAGACCTTTCTGAGACCTCTCATAAAGAATTACAAGGGTGGGTCAGCAAAGTAAAGACTGGCTTTGTTATTAGGGCTTACGGCGGAAAGATGTGTGGGCGCGGTCTTTTATTTGCTGGGTCTCCTGGCCTTGGAAAATCCACAGTAGGGGCTGCACTTCTCCAAGAAATGATTACTACATTCCCACTTAAATCTTTTGATACAGATAGCAAAGCTTTATCACGGCCAGTTTATTTTACTTCGTATACAGGGTTAATCTCTTTACGCGGTCAAATTATCAGCGGTGATTATGAAGAGCGCGAGTACAAGTTGTGGCACGGGATTTTAGGGGACTGTAAAGACGACTCATTCAACATCAGAGTTCTAGTCATTGATGATGTCGGAGCTGAGCATAATTACACCTCAGGCTGGCAGAAGAGCCTATTGCATGAGGTGTTACGCGGTAGATACGAGAAGGGCTTACCTACGATTATCACCAGTAACACCAACCCTAAGGAGTGGAAAGACCTCTATAGCCCCGCGACACAAAGTTTTTTAAACGAAGCTTTTTTCCAAATACGCCTCGCAACCGACGAAGGTGATTTAAGATTAAGGAATGGTGGGCAAAAGATTAATCCAAGTATTTCTTAGTACTAAGAGTTCATTCAACCCTGGCATTTTTGAAGTCAGCGTAGATGAATCAGATAGGCTCTATTGCACATGCCCAGGTTGGCAAACAACTTATGACTGCAAGCATCTTAAGTTTGTTAGAAGTAAGATGGCTACCAACAATGGAACATACCCTCTAGAGATTTCTAAAAAAGCAAGTCCACAAGAAGCAGAACTAGCACAGAGCTCTGATGAAGAGTTTCGTGAATTCATTATCAAATACGGGAGAATAGAGGTTTTCTAATGCGCAACGGCGATATCAGCAATGATATGCCGAAGCGTTTCTTGGTTCATATAGATGTTATCTCTAAGAGCCAAAAGATTACCGTTCCAAAGTATAAAGTTTTAAAGCGCACCATCACAGATATACAATTAGATTCGATTGCACTTAGTAGGTTTTACGTTTACACCGTACAGGTGGGCGTTACCTTAGAGCTTGTTAGCACTTCTCACACACAAGAAGAGTTAGATAACGTTGTGGAGAAGCTTGATGCAGCAGGCACCAACCCTTTTAGATATCACTCCGCTTATCCTGATGTGCAAACACTTGTTGCGACACTCCCGTATCACCCTGAAGTTATGGGGGTGGTGGATTTACCTGAACGCTTGCTAATGTACGGGCATTGGGGTTACTCGTTTAGAGATTTGTTCGGGGGTCGGTGATGTTAAACGAAACTAGATTGCTTCACAAAGCAATATCATTAAAAGACCTTGCCCCTATTCTTTCCAAATCAGTAGATGAAAATTGGTTTGATGTTGATGAAGACCGACGTCTCTTTTTATTTCTACGTCAGTTCTTTGTGACCTATGGAGAGTCACCAAGTATTGATGCAGTAAAAGATAACTTCCCTACCTTTAATTTAGTAGACGTTTCTGACCCTATTGATTACCTCCTTGACGCAGTGATTGCTGAGCGCCGTAGGAAAGCAACAATTGCAATGCTTGGCGAAGCAATCAAACTTGTAGATAAGGAGAAAGACCATGAAGCAGCATTACTTGCTTTGCAAGGAGGGCTCGTTGGGATTGAAGCTTCGTCTTTTAAAGGTTCAAGTACAGTCGACCTCACTGACAATCCTGAGCAACGGTATGAAGAATACCTCACACGAAAAAACACTCCAGATGGAATTCTTGGTTACAGGACAGGATTTCCAACAATTGATAACAGCATCAGTGGAATTCAAAATGGACAGCTTATTGTTGTAGCTGCTCTTCCAAAAACTGGTAAGTCAACTATCTGTTTACAAATGGCGTTGTCAGTTCACGAGGCTGGCCATCCCGTTATGTTTAAATCTTTTGAGATGACAAACGATGAACAGGCTCGTCGTTATGACTCAATGCGTTCAAGACTTTCTCATCACCGCCTGATGACAGGTACTTTAGAGCAGGAAGAAGAAGCAAGATTCCTTAGCGGATTAAAGTCTCTTTCTCAGTTCAAGGCTGGGTTCCACCTTGTACCTGGAGCTGAAGGTAGAACAGTTACATCTATTGCTAATAACATTCAAATACTTCAGCCCTCTTTAGTTGTAATTGACGGTGTGTATTTGATGCAAGATGAGCAGACAAAAGAAATGAATACCCCCGCTGCTTTAACTAACATAACTCGCTCTTTAAAAAATTTAGCTTTAAATGTAAACATCCCAATCATCATTAACACCCAGTACTTAGGGCACAAAATGAAAGGCGGTAGGGCAACCCTCGACTCTATTGGTTACGCGTCTTCCTTCGCACAAGATGCAGATATAGTCATGGGGCTTGAGCGCATAGATGATGATGACTCAGTGCGTCTGCTAAAGATTATGGCAAGCCGTAACTCAGGTGGTGCCGAAGTTAAGCTTTCTTGGGAATGGGATACCGCCACATTCCGAGAGTTTGAAGAGGATGACTTCTAATGCAGGTCGAGCAGTTAGAGGATTATTTACTCACACTTGACATACACCCAACAAAAACTGTTGGGCATGAGGTGTGGGCTAAATGCCCTGGACATTTAGCTCGTACAGGAAAAGAAGATAAGAATCCATCATGGTCTATTAACGCCACCACAGGTGCGCACAGATGTTGGTCTTGTAATTTCAAAGGAAGTTTTCCTTTTTTAATTGCTTATGTAACTGGCACTTCTGTCGAAGAAGTTAAATCTGGTCAGAGCTGGTTTAGCCAAAGCGCGACTGGGTTAACAAAAGCTTTTGAGTCTTTATTAAAAGAACCTGAAGTAGAAAAGATAGAAGTTTTACATGAGTCTTCTATGGCTTTGTTTACCGTTCCTCCGCTGCATGCGCTTAGGTCTCGTGGCATAACCGCTGAGGCATCTCGTGAGTGTGAGGTGCTGTGGGACCCAAGACGTGAGTTATGGATTCTTCCTATTAGAGAACCACAAACTAATAAACTTTATGGCTGGCAAGAGAAGGCTTATGTAGGTCGATACTTTAATAACTACCCTAAGGGAGTTAAAAAAGGAAATACTCTCTTTAACTATAACAACTGGGGAAACGCTAAGTACAGGCTTGTTGTCGAGTCTCCTTTAGATGTTGCTCGTCTTCATTCCGTTGGTTATCCAAATGCAATAGCGTCTTATGGTGCTGGGTTGTCTAAAGACCAAAAACAATTACTTGCTTCAGTAGAGCATTTAATGTTGGCTTTTGACAACGATGATGCGGGACGCGGGTGCACTTTAGATTTATTGAAATGGGCAAAGGCCATTAACAAAGGCGTTTGGGTATTTAACTATTCCGACACTGACCAAAAAGATGTTGGGGGCATGAGCAAGGCAGAGATACAGGCAGGGATAGAGAACGCCAAGTTCTCACCCATGATAGTTATATAGGGAGACAAGTGATTATAGGTATATCTGGATACGCAGGTTCAGGCAAGGACACGATAGCTGAATACCTGTGCGCAAAACACGGCTATAAAAGAATTGCTTTTGCTGATGCAATACGCGACTTTGTTTATGCTATAAATCCAATCGTTAAGCCTGGGCTAAAATTGCAGGATTGTGTTGATGAGATGGGATGGGACAAAGCAAAGACTCGAGTTGCTGAAGTTCGTCGTTTATTGCAAGAGGTTGGGGTATCAGCGCGTTTGCAGTTTGGGGATGACTTTTGGGTAAAAATAGCGTTGAGAGACGTTGCTTATACAAGTAACGTCGTTATCACCGACGTTCGATTTCCTAATGAAGCACAGACAATTAAAGATAGGGATTACTCACAACTATGGAGGATTGAACGTCCTGGAGTTGGTCCCGTAAATACCCATATATCTGAAACCGCTCTTGACAGCTGGGATAGTTGGGACTGTAAATTTATCAATGATGGCTCACTAGAGTCATTGGCAATAGCCGTTAAGACAAGGATGATGCAATTTGTTTAAAGGAACTCTTTTACCCTACCAACCCGAGGCGGTTGACCGCATGTGCGATAGAAAGAGCATGCTGGTTGCCTATGACCTTGGGCTGGGTAAAACCGTTCTTACAATTGCTGCCATAGAAAGACTTAAAGAAGAGCAGAAAGTTACAGAGCCAGGTCTTATCATTTGTTTATCACCACTTAAATACCAGTGGTATAACCAAATAAGAAAGTTTACTGATGGCACTGCAAACCCTTTGGTCATTGATGGGACACCAAAACAGAGAGAGCTCCAATACCTCACCTGCATGCGGACCGATGGAAAAGCTCCTGATTACATTATCCTTAACTATGAGCAAGTGGTCAACGACTGGAAATACGTTAGGAACTTGCCACGAGGATTTGTCGTCCTTGACGAGGCCACAGCCATCAAATCATTTAGGTCAAAACGTTCAAAGCACGTTAAAGAGCTTAAGTCAGACTATAGATTTGCTTTAACTGGCACTCCAATTGAGAACGGAAAGCCTGAAGAGCTGTTCTCTATTATGCAATTTGTTGATAAGCAGGTTCTCGGTAAGTATGACATTTTTGATTCTGCTTTTATTGTGCGTAATAAATGGGGTGGCGTAGACCGTTACCGCAACTTACCTACTCTTCACCAGCGTATGAAACAGGCATCTGTTCGTAAAGCACAGACAGATGCAGACGTTGCCCCATATTTACCTGAAGCAATTCATAAAGAACCTATGACAATTAACATTGATTCTAAAGGCGCTAAGCTTTATGAAAAGATAAAAAGAGACCTCTTAAATGATTTAGCAGATGCCCAAGAGTTATTTGGTTCTAGTTTTAATATCATGGCTCATTATGGTTTAGAGCAGCAGTGGGGTGGACCAGCCGACGAGATGCGTGGAAAACTTATGAGCAAAATAGGCGCTATGAAAATGCTTTGCTCTCACCCTCAGTTAATTCTGGATAGTGCTGCAAAATTTCACAAACAAGAAGGAGAAGGAAGTGCTTATTGCGCTGAACTGGTTGATAGTGGCTTGCTCGTTGGTGTACGTCATCCGAAGTTGGATGCGGTTGTAACTTACGTTAAAGATTTTTTAAATTTAGACGCAAAAAACAAAGTAGTTATTTTTGCCACACACGTTCACATGGTGGATTTAATAGTTGAGGCTCTTGACACCGTCTCATGTGTAACCTACACAGGCTTACATACTGCTAAGGCAAAAGAGGAGAACAAAATTGCATTTAATACTGAGCCTGATATCCGAGTACTGGTTAGTTCTGACGCTGGCGGTTATGGCGTTGACCTACCTGCGGGCAACCTTCTTATCAACTATGACTTACCGTGGTCAAGTGGAACAGCAAACCAAAGAAATGGAAGAATCGTTCGAGCCTCTAGTGAACATAAATCCGTTGTCATCCTTGATGCTATTATCAGCAACTCAATCGAACAAAGACAGTACCAAGCACTACAACAAAAAAATGCCATTGCCAGCGCGGTCTTGGACGGCAAAGGTATCAATGAGAAAGGTGGGGTCGAAATGACCTTAGCAAGTTTAAATACGTTCTTGCAGACACATAATGTCTATTAAACATGAAGCTGAGGTTTTTTTAACTCGCAATGAATTACGCCACGCTATGAATGTGGCTTTGGACAGGGCTTTTAAGCATCGTTATGAAAATGGTGAGCGCAAAGGAACTGTGTACCGTACTGGTCGTAAGCTTCCTGACATCATTGGGGAGATGCTGGGTACAGTTGCTGAGTGCGCTGTGGCCAAGTACTACGGGACCAAATGGAATGATGTCCCTTGGGATTTATCAGAGCATAAAGCCCATACAAAAGCACCTGACGTAGAACCTAATTTTGAGGTGCGTCGAATCAATAGTGAGGATGGTTATCTATCTTTGCGGGGAGACGATGAAAAGAGCAAGGTAGCCGTACTTGCTTATGTTCATGATGATAACCCACAGCACATCAGCATTTTAGGGGCCATTCAAATTGAAGAAGCAATGGATAGGGCTATTCCAACTAACGAAGCCACCCCTTCTGATTACTTTACTTATAGTAAAACAACGGACAGTTATCTAGTCCACCAGCTTGGCCTCTATCACCCAACCGTATACACGCCCGTCCCTACCGCTTGAAAGGTATACTGACACCATGCCAAATGCACCTAAAACCCCAACAAGAACTATCCGCGTATCGGATGAGCTATGGAAAGCTGCGCAGAAAAAAGCAGCTAAAGACAAAGTAACTGTGACTAGCATCATAATTAAAGCGCTAGAGAAATACGTAAAAGAGCAGTGAGCAAGCACCGCGATAAGATTGCTGCTGCGCTCAAATGGCGCCAAGACAACATGCCCAAAGGTAACGGGTTTAAAAAGCCTGGGTCTATGAATAAGAAAAAGACTGGGTACCGTAGTTATACAGCCAAGGAAGCAAAACGTATTGTTGGCTCTTGACAATGGAATATATTTTGATTTAAGGTAGTTACACCTACCTAAAGGAGGAGAGGGAAATGTCAGAAGACATCATTACTACTCGTCAAGACGAGATGAATGATTTAATGGAAGCACACGCTGAAGTTAAATCAGGGCTTAATGTAGAAGAACTTAAGTCTTATATTCGCCAAATGGCAACACTTAAAAAAGAATCCGACCTGCTTGCAGAGCGCATGTCAGAGGTAAAGAGTTTCTTAACTGCAGCCGTTGAAAACTTTGGTGAGACCGATGGACGTGGTCACATCAATCTTGAGGTGGGCGACGCATCCGTTGGCATTGCAGGTTTGCAATTGCAGCGTCGCTCAACTCCTCAAGAAAACATGGAGGCAATTGAACGCATCCTTAAAACTAAGACAGACGCCAACAATCAACCTCTATGGCAACAGTGCATCAAGATGGTGCCAGCTGTGCAGGAAGACGAAGTTATGAAAGCAAGCTTTGATGGTTTGCTTACAGAGGATGACATCGCGGAGATGTATCCACGCAAAATTAGTTACGCTTTCTTTATGAATAAGGCTTAATGACAGATAATCAAGCAGGACTAACAGACGACGAATTTGCATGTCTCATTATGCGCAGTTGTGGTGTTCCCAACATCATTGCTGCGCTGGGCATTAAACATCCCGCCGTCTGTGGTTTTTGCCAAGGCACTAAAAAAGTTGCAGCATGAACGATAACCTTGTAGACAATATGTTCTCTGACTTGGATGAGTATTATCCAGGCAGTAAACGTAAACGTCGTGAGGGTGTTGAAGTTAAAGTTTCCCAAGTACAGGAGAAGACTTGGGATAAACATCCCTATAAGAAAACACTACCTAGTGGTGAAGACATAGAGATGTTCACTATTGGTGCTCTAGCCGATGCGTTAGGGAGACCAATACCTACGATACGGATGTGGATGAAGGAGGGGATTCTTCCTCCTAGTCCGTATCGTTTGCCGACAAAGAAAGACAAAAACGGAGAAGACCATAAGGGTCGTAGGCTCTATACACGCGATATGATAGAGGCTGCAATCAAGATATTTACGGACGCTGGACTTATTGACCAACCGTATATAGACTGGTCGCGCAACCGTTTAGTCACCGAAAAACTAAACGAGACGTGGCAAACGCTACGTAAAGCATAAACACACTAGAAATAAGGAAATATATGTCAAACGACGAACTAACAGCAAACGCTACCGATTACGTTGTAGCGGAAGAAACAATCGACGTTGATGACCGCCCACAGGGAGTCACCGAAGATACAGTAGTAACATCAGGTTGGGCAGCAGCAGAAGCTTTGCAGTCAGAAACTTCTGAAGGTTATCCAACTGAATTCAAACATACGGAACAACCACAAATTGTGAAGTTCCTTGACCAAGACGGTCCATTTGCAAACTTCAAGCAACACTTCTTAAATGGTAAGCCAGGCAAGAAGTCTTATGTTTGCCTCAACAGCAAGGGTGGCACCGATTGCCCACTTTGCTCCGTACTTAAGAACAAGGCTGAAGAAAAGCGTGCTTTCAGCGTTGTTAATTTCTCCGCAGAAGGCGGACCACAACGCCAAATTATTTTGGCAACACCTCGTTTCTATAAGTCATTGCACCTTGCACATTTTTCACCACAAGGTCCATTGACCAAGCATTACTGGGCAATTTCACGCACAGGTAAGATGCAGACAACTGTCTATCACCTACAGGCAATCAAGGCTCGTGACCTCCAAGAAGATTGGAATATCAACGAGGCTAATGCAGAAGACGTAGTTAGCAAGGCAAAAGTGTTTGATGCTTCGCTTTACCGCATGAACACATACGCAGAGCTTCTTGAGATTGCTCAAGAACTGTCTGCTGGCAATAACTAACACGCACTAGGTCACTTGAGCGGGGGCAGCGTTTACCCCTTTCCGAACTTGTCCCCGCTCAAGTTTTAAAGGGGTAGCATGATAATTACAACCACTGAGCAACTAAATGACATGGTTGCTTACTACATGGAACAAGATTCTTTTGCCTTCGACATAGAAACTATGGGGGAGCATGCAGGCAACACAATCCTTAACAACGTTGTATGGATTAGCTTTGCTACTTATGGTCGCGTTGACGTTATTCCTATGGGTCATCCGAATGGCGATTTTGAAAATCTTATTCGTCCTCTTACTGGACAGGGAGCTAAAAGACAAGCTCAAGGACTTACAATCCGAGATGCGGACTATTCAAGGGACGAGAAGAAAGCTACAAAGACGTTTACGGCGCCTCCAGTTCAGCTATTTCCTAAGCAAGTTTTTCAGGCGTTAGAGCCTTTATTTTTCAGTGACAAGTTAAAAATTGGTCACAATATAATTTTTGATATTACATCTATCGCAAAGTATTACAACAATCGAGTTGTAGCAAAGCCATATTTTGATACTTTGATAGGTTCTTTTATTTATGACACTCGTTACAAAGGCAAGTTAGGACTAGATGATTGTCTTAAACGAGAGTTGGATTACCACATGGTTAAGGGTGTAGGTAAAGATATTGCTGCTCATTCTTTTGATGAGGTTGCTAAATACTCTGGTCTTGACTCTAAATACACATGGCTTTTGTACTCCAAAGTTAAAGAGCATTTAGAAGACCGCAACTTAATGGGCATTATGCGGTTAGAAATGGACGTTTTATACGTGCTATGCCATATGAAATTAGAAGGAGCTCCTATTGATATGGAGTCCCTCGCCCAATTAAAAGTAGATTTAGAGAAACAAATTGAAGATAAAAGAGCAGAGATTTACCGTGCTGCTGGGCGTCATTTTAATATCAATTCAGTAAAAGAAAAACAAGCTTTACTTTATAAACCTCGTAAAGAAGGAGGCTTGGGGTTAAAAACCCAGGTATTAACTTCCAGCGCAGGAAACAAAAAATATGAAGAGCTTGAGTGGGATGATTTTTCGACTTCGGCCGAGGCTTTACAAAGTTTGCTTGGACGTCACGAAATCATTCAACACTTAACTGATTATCAAGATTTAAATAAATTATTGACTACCTATGTAATCCCTTATTTAGGCGGAGAAGTCACAAAAACGGTTAATGGTGAGTCTAAGGTGATAGATAAAGAAAGCCTGCTTATTAAAGGCCGAGTGCACGGGGATTTTGTCCAGCACGGGGCGGAAACTGGTCGATTTAGTTCTAAGAATCCAAACTTACAGAACGTTCCCAATCCAGCTACGGCTAATGGACGCGCTGTTCGTAATCTATTTGTCGCTCCCGCTAATTATAAGTTGGTAGTCGCGGACTACTCACAAATTGAGCCTCGAATTATTGCTTCACTCAGTAGGGATGAAACAATGCTTTCGGCTTATACCAAGGGTGAAGACATCTACAAGGCAGTAGCCACAAAAATGAATGTTGACCGAGCTGCGGGAAAAGTTTTAGTGCTTTCCATTTCATACGGTGTTGGTCCCGATAAAGTAGCAAGGACCATTGGCTGTAAGGTTCAAGAAGCTAGAGACCTAATTAATGACTTTGCTAAGGCTTTTAAGTCTGTTAATAAGTATAAATCCAAGGTCATCAGCATTGCTGAGAACGTTGGTTTTGTAAAGACCATTATGGGTAGGCGCAGATATATCACCGATATTAACTCGCGGGACCGCATTAAAAAGGGGGGCGCTGACCGCCAGGCCTTTAATACAGTTATCCAAGGAACAGCTGCCGACATTATGAAGCTTGCAATGGTGCGTGCACACCAAATGATTCCAAAAGAGAGTAGACTTATTCTTACCGTTCATGACGAATTGGTGACTCTGACTCCAGAGCACCTGGCGACCCAGACCGCAGAGGCGATTAGAGAGGCTATGGAAGGCGTTAAACTATTAGATGTTCCCTTGATTGCGGACGTCAAGATAGTTGACCGTTGGGGTGAGGCTAAATGAGTTTTAGAGATTGGTTAAACGACCGAGTAGGCAACGATGGTGTTGCTGGGCATGAGTTTGTTGCCAGCAGTGACTCAGATTCTGCATACCTTCCTATGACAACTTTATTGAGATGGTATTTATACGACTTAGAGGTTGAAAGAGCTGAAGAATTTGCCCAAAAATATCTAGATATTCCTCCAATCAGTCAAGAGGGGGAAGAGATGGAAAAAAGTGACAGCAAAGAGCGCATGGAGCGAGTCCGTGAGTTTGAATCAATCGCCCAAGCTGTTGCAGAAATAAATGGTTACATCATTAGCATGATTCACGAAGAAGGCTTTGAAGAAGCAATACGTGAAACCCACCCTGAGATAAGCGCAGAGGACTTAGAGCAAATAAAGTTAGCTCGAGAGGAAAGCGCGGCTTTTCTCGACCAAGTAGGTTACGCTGCTTGTCTTTTTATGTTATCAATTGGATTTAATCTTGGCCTTATCCAACCAGGACCATCAGAAGCAACGAGGAACTTCCCCCTATGACTAATGCAGATTGGTATGCACGTAAATTCGGCAACCCACCACAACCACAGCAACCACAACAGCCTGTGTACCCACCTCAGTATTACCAACAGCCTGGATATCCACCTCAATATCAACAACCTGTTTATCCACCTCAAGTGCCTTCACCATATCCACCAGCACAATTTCAACAGCCTCAAGCTCCAGTAATGCCACAGCAGCCTGCTTATCCTTACCCACCACAGATGTACCCAATGGTGCCTCAAGCTATGCCTGGCATGAAGATTCAGGAGGCACAAGGTTTTGTAGCCAAACCGCCAGCAAGTACTCGACGTTCAGAGCGTTGCCCAGAATGTGACAGCGGTAATTATATGAAGCGCGGGCAGATTGGTACTCAAAATGGAACCGTTGAGGCTTGGGTTTGCTTTGATTGTGGATACCCAACAAAACAATCAGGTAGTGGCGCAGGAGGATTTAGTGCTCCTGGGCAAAGTGGAAGAGCAACCCCAGCAAAACAAATTCCGACAGGCGGGTTCAATCCACAGGGAATTGTCGGACGTATTGATAGTCTTTGAGCATGAATACTGCGCTTAAAGCTGCCATTGCAAAGATAAATAAAAAACTCGGCTCTGACACCATTGTAACTGCTAATGAAATTACTGAATATGGACGTTTTCCTTCGGGGTCACTGACTTTAGACCTTGCTCTAGGTGGGGGTTGGTCTGTAAACAAGTGGCATGAAATTATCGGTGAACAAAGTAACGGTAAAACTGCCGTTGCGTTAAAGACCATTGCCATTAATCAACAACGTGACCCAGAGTTCACTACGGTGTGGGTTGCAGCAGAAGATTGGGTGCCTTCACACGCAGATATGTGTGGCGTTGACTCCAGTCGAGTACATGTTATTACTACAAACGTATTAGAGGAGGCCCTAGATGCCGTCATCGACATCGTCGAAACTAAAGCGGTGGATTGTGTTGTTATTGATAGTTTGCCTGCCCTTGTCGTTGGTAAAGAAAATGACGAAACGATGGGAGATTTTCAAGTAGGTCGCACAGCCCTGCTTTTAAATAAGTTTTGGCGCAAAGTTCAGTTCTCATCGAAGCGCAGTGCTTTTGGTGGGGAACGACCTTTCTTAGGATTAGTGATTAATCAGTTCCGCTCCAAAATTGGGGTGATGTACGGAAGTCCCAAAACAACCCCAGGTGGTGAAGGTAAAAATTATCACTTTGCTACTCGAGTTGAGTTAAATAAGGTTGAGTATCTAAAGGTTGGTGCCAAAGACAGCCCAATCATTGGGCAAACCATCAAAGCTAAGATTATTAAAAACAAAACTGCTGTACCTAATCAGCTGGCTGTTTTTGACTTTTATTTTGCTCCTGGCCGAGGGTTTCAAGCTGGCGAGATTGATTATATTAAAGAGCTATTTTTAACAGCTAAGTTATACAAAGTAATTAAAAGAACTGGCGCTTACTACAACTATGCAGAACGCAAATGGTTGGGTGAAGATGCTACAATTGATGCATTGCGAGAAGAGCTGGACCTGCAAGAGCAACTCGATAGGGATGTCAGAGCAGCAGTTCAGGTTAGTTCGGTGGCCGTTTCTGACGAAGAATCAACTTCTGATGAAGACTAGAGGCCAAAAAGAATCTAAAAAACACGAGGACCGATTAGCCAAAAAATTCGGTGGGAAGCGCAACGCGGGGAGCGGAAGTTTCTGGCAACGTAAGGGAGATGTTAGGTCACCTGAGTTGTTGATTGAACACAAGTGGACTGGCAAAACTCAAATCACTGTCAAAGCTGCAGTGCTTGAGAAGATTGTCACGGAGGCAATCATGGATAGTCGTATGCCTGTTTTAGGGTTTCATCTAAACGGCGAAGACTATGTATGTTTATTAGAAACAGATTTTCATGAGCTCTGCACTCACCCCCAGGAGTGCACTTGTACAAAGGCGACGAGCTAGATTATTGGGATAACCATGCAAAATGTAAAGGCATGGATACCGACTTGTGGTTTCCCCCACGAGACAAACAGTTATATAAGCCGATAGCAGACCAAGCTAAGGCTATTTGTTTTGGTAAAGATGGGCAACCAGAGTGCCCAGTGCGTAAAGAGTGCCTAATTGCTGCGCTTCAACTAGACGAGCAACATGGCATTAGAGGTGGTCTAAGTCACAGAGAGCGCAACGCTTTACAACGGAAAGCAAAGCGTAATAAGATGTCGGTCTACGATTGGATAGAACAAGAGGGGTAAACGAATGGTCTCATCCGCAACTTTCAAGAAGTTTCTTGATGCAACAAAGTATGAAACACGAGTGTTGGGGCGGATGGAACGCCACATCCTTACTAGACCTAAAGATGAATCACGAAGAACAGATGTATTTCACCCATCACAGATGTCGAAAGATAGCTGGTGTTACAGAGCCACATACTTTGAATTATTAGGTAATAAGCCCCTAGATACAAAGGGCAGAACAAGTTTAAGCACCCAACGAGTATTTGATACAGGTCATGCAACACATGCGTGGTACCAAGATTTCTATGGTGAAATGGGAGTTTTGTATGGTGTGTGGGGATGTTGGCATAAAGATTGTAAAGAACGTCAATGGGGACTTCCATACCCAGAGTGCAGTCGCGGTCACGGACCATTAACACGATACAAAGAGGTTCCTTTAGCAATTGAAGACCTTAAGTTTGGCGGTCACGCAGACGGTTGGCTTATTGGTTTTGGTGAGCCACTTCTACTTGAAGTTAAAACAGTTGGCGAAGGAACTTTCCGATGGGAAGCTCCCGAGATGATTTATACCGATGATGGAAACGTTGATTGGATGGATGCTTGGGATAAATTAACAATGCCTTTTACTAGCCACATCATGCAGGCACAGATTTATTTAAAGCTATTAGAGATTATCCATGAGCGTGACCCATTTCCATATGCTCCACCGCAAGAGATTTTGTTTTTATACGAAAACAAAGCTAATCAAACTCAAAAAGAGTTTGTTATTCGCAAGGATGATTGGGGTATCAAGCAAAAGTTTGAGGCCGTATACATGATTCTAGAGTGCATTAAGAACGGCACACCGCCATCATGTAATGTAAATAGCGCTGAGCAATGTGGTGCATGCAAAGGGTTTACAGAATGATTGAGTTAGACCTTGATATCAGCAGTAAAACTGTTGTTTCTAACTTAACCAAGCAAGGTATTTTTATACCTACAACTTTTGACTATGAAACCCCCACCGTCCCTAGTGATTTAACTGCTATGAGCCATGAAGAAGTCATTAATTTGTACAACATCTTGGTTGAATATGGGAATTTCTTAGCGTTACAAACAACGGTAGCTGAGATTTCAGTTACTGAGTTGGATAAACAATTAAAGTTACAAGAAGCAGAGGCGACGCACGCTGCTGCCAAAGGAACTACAGCAACTAAGATAAAAGCAGATTTATTGGTATTGCCTGGTTATCAATCAACTTTAGATAGAAGAGATTACTATGCTGCTTACGGTTCCCTATTGAAAACATTGCAAAAAAATGTTGGAGAACAGGCATGGGTTGTCAAGGCAGATTTACAGAGACGTAAGCAAGCCTTCGGTTCATTTACAGCATGAAAATTTTTTATGACGGCGTGCTAGCGGGTGAGCCCGTATGGATTGGCATTGACCAGTCGTATAGCGGGTTTGGTTTTACCGCCCTTAATAACAATGGATTTTACACAGAGGTATATAAATCTGATGCTCGTGGTGTAGACCGCCTTAAAGATATACAAGCACACGTTATGAATTGGATACATGAGTTTGAGGAAATTGCAGATGTAGCCATGGAAGGATATGCCTTTGCAGGACAAGGTGCCGTTTATCAATTAGGTGAGCTTGGCGGTATGGTTAAGATGACTTTGCATGATTTTGGCATCTACCCCTTGATTATTCCGCCAACTACTTTAAAGAAATATGTGGCTGGAAAAGGCAACGGCGTAAGTAAAAGTCAAATACTGCTTAATGTATATAAAACATGGGGCGTTGAATTTACAGACGATAATGCTGCTGATTCCTATGCCCTTGCAAGAATGGCGCAAGGCGACGTACGCTATGCATACCAAAAACAAGTATTAGATAAAATAAAAGATAATCCAGAATATCGGGAACGAGGAATAAATGGGAGCAGTAAAAAGTCT